GGTGCCGACAGCAAGATCAAGCAGGAACTCGCCCATCGCCAGATCGAAGTTGGTCTGGCGCAGAAGCGCGAACATCTTTTCGGCGTACAGATCGAGCGCCATTTGCGCTTCCATCTGGCGTTCTTCGGGGATGTCGGGACCGGGTTCAAGACGGCACCAGCGGCCATACGGCGGGAACAGGCCCGACTGGATGCGGTTGGCAAAACGCTGTGTCGCGTTGATGGCGGTGGAGTCAAATACGCGGACCATCTTGTTCTGGCCCGGCGAGCCGCCGCCTTCGTAGTAGCCGTCATACAGGTTGCGCTGCGGCAGGGCGAACTCGTAGCAATCTTCGTAAATCTGGCGCCAGTTGTCCTTGCGGCGCTGCGCGGCGTCATGGCGCTTGAGGATTTGTTCTACCGGGAGCATCGCTTAATCCTTCTTGTTCCGCGCCGCAAAGTTGCGAGCGGCTTCCACCGATCCAAAGCCCCAAGCCTTGAGAGCAAGCGCCTTGCGCGTCGGTCGGCCCTTTTCGTCTTTCATCGGACCCTTCATGCCAGCGAAACGAGCGGCAAAAGACACGCGGCGCGGATTAGTGCCTGACTTGACCGGCGCTTTCAGGTTGCCACCTTCCTTGCGCTCAAAGTATTTGCGGCCAGCCTCGTTCAGCCCGCCAGCGGGATTCTGGTAAATCTTCTTAACCACGAGCGGCCCGCATATTGTCGATCAGGTTGGGATAAGGGCGACCGGCCTTTTTCGCGGCACGCATGGCGTTACGCTTCTGCTCCGGCGTCAAAGACTTCGGCTTGCCCGCGCTTTTGGGGCGCTTCTTTTCCCAGACGGGCTTTTTCATTTCTTGCCCTTCGGCATCGGCTTTCCGGCCTTACGCATCGCAATGGCGACGGCTTGCTTCATCGGACGGCCTTCCTTCATCAGCATCTTGACGTTCTGGCCGATAGCCTTGTCAGACTTGCCTTCCTTCATCGGCATCTACTTTTCCTTCTTCTTCATCATCTTGGTTTTCATCGACACCTCGGAAACACGGCCACCGTACTGGCGGGCGTATTCCTTTGCCGCCTTCATGCCAGACTTTGTATAAGCGAAGGTGCGGGTCTTGCCATCCGCGAGAACGACTTTAGGCATCAGCCAACTCCAAGCGTGGTCTGTTCTTCCTCATTACCACCGCCAAGACGGCCAGCACTCAGAAGGGAACGAATACCGCCGCGACGGGAGCGGCGACGGGCCGCTTCCCGCTTTTGCGCGTCGGTGGCGACTACGGGTTCCGGCTCCGGCGCGGGTGCGGGTGCGGGTTTGGGGGCCTTCGGCTTGGAAATAATACCGCCCATGACTTACTCCGTTCCTAGAGTGGACTGGATGCCCATCTGCGCGTCCTCGCGCTCAGGCGACAAAAGCATACGCTGACCGCCGACAAGGCGAGCGCGGCGACGAGAGGCGATCTCGCGCTTCTTCTGCGCTTCTTCCGCCTCAAGGCGTTCTTCCTGCCGCTTCTGCGCGGCTGCAATTTCTGGATCGGGCGCTGGCGCCTTGGCGCTGCCAAAAAGTCCACTCATTCTGGTGTCCTCGCAAACATCATGTGGTCGGACCCATCAGGCCCATATCGGCGCAATACGCCCTCTGGTCTGAATTTTAACCACTTAGCCCACTTCAAAGCAACATCGTTCCGCATATCTACCGTAATTTGTAGTCGATGTAACTTCTTTTCGACGGCGATGCGATTGAAATACCGCATCGCACCACGGCTGACCGATAGCGGTGCGTCATTCAAACGATGACTTCCAAGCATCCAGAACTCCGACACGCCATTCCAAAGCGGTATTTCGCCCCAACAAACTGTCGGAACGCCATCGACCAGAGCCGTCAGGGCCGATCCATTCGTCGCGTACATCCTGAGACGATCCATGTAGTCCGGCACATGGACGAAATAATCTTTCTCAAAGTCACGCAGTTCCAGCGAAAGAGCGTGACCCCAGAAAAAGGGGATAATCGCGCTGCGCTGATTATCGGATATTGCTTTTGCGTCCATTCGCGGATACCATCAAGAACGAGACATATGACCTTCTCAGCAGTCTCTACTTCGTGTTTTCTCCCTGTTACTTGCGCCGCTCCTTCGGGGGCGGCGTTTTTTTACGCAAAGATGTCGAAGTCTGTCGCGGCGACGGCCTGCTTGTATTGAGCCTTGCCGTTGGGGTTGCGCGTCAGGATGCGATGCTCGCCACCGCCCAACATCAAATACCCGTAGGCATCGCCAACGTGCGAGTGTTCGTTCTTGTTCGGCATATCGCGGAACCGCTCATGCCCACCACCCATCGCAACGCGCTTGAAGTGGTAGCCACCGGCCAACGACTTGCGGGTGCGATTGCAGTCACGCGAAACCAGCAGCCCCGGCTTGCCGTCGATCAGGCGGTTCATCGGCATGGCACCGGCCTCGCGGCGCACCATGAAGTCGTTGGACGCCGTGGGCTGGGCGCGTAGGCCCAAAGTCCGCAAATGGTCAAACGCCGTCACCTCAAAGATTTCATCGCGCTTGCCACCCGCCGGGTCGCCCCAGATAAAAACCTCGGACTTCGGGAACTTGGTCTGGATGTCCGCCATCAGATGATGGGCGAACCGCTCCAACCCCATATCAAACGCCACAAGTTCGTGGACAACGTGCCAGCGACCGTTGGGCATCTTCTGCCCAAACACGGCGGCTGGCGTCAAACCAAAGTCCAGCCCCACATGAACGGGCATACCGACCTCGATCTCAACGTCATAGGACATCAGGCTGTCGGAGAACTCCGGCCACACAGGCTTACCGTCCTGCACATAGACGTACTGCGCCCCGGCATAACACTGAATCCAGTCAATCGTCTTACCGGCAAGCTGCTGCTCGTAATAACCGGGCGGTAGATTATTCAGGTTCTCGGCGGCATCGTTCATGATCCAATGCTTGCCAGCCGCGAAAATCGCGTCGTCGTGTTCTTTCGTGCCTTCACGAACGCCACCGGGCTGCTTGTAGAACTTCCACGGATAGCGGCCACGAATAGGATTCTTCTCCGCAAGGTTGGGCCACCAGTGGTCCGAATCCATCGGGTTCGTGGACATCCAGACGCCACGCCAAGGACAGCCGCCGTTCTGCTTGGTCGGGTAACGGCCAACACGCGAAGTCAGGCCATCGACAACGGCCTTCGGCAATTCACGCGCCTCGTCAATGAACCCGCCAGTCAATTCCAGCGACAGCAGCTTTCGCACATCACGCGGCTGATCTAGGGCGAGAAAGATAACTTCGCAATCAAGCCCCGGCGCGCCATCACGGGGCGGCAGCTTTATGTGATGCGTGATCGGCGGCGACCACCGCATCGACCCCCAGACATTCTCCGGGAATATCTCCTGCCACGTTTTCAAAGTCGTCGTCCGCAACTCCGGGTAGGAATTTCGGATTACTGCAAATCTGGAATACCTGATGCCATCTATCGGTGAGGGCGGCTGCTTCACAGCACGCAGCATGACCTCTGCCAAGCAAGCATAAGTTTTGCCAGAGCCAACCGGCCCCATCAGCCCACGAACAAAGCTGTCGTCGTTTAGAAATTTCCATACCGTCGGACTTTCAGAAAAATCCAGATTAAGCCCGGTAAGCGCGTTTTCGTCACGGGTGCGACGACGACGCGGCGAGCGATCAGTCGCTCTCTGCGCTCTCGCCATACAATCGCTCCATGCAATAAAACCAGCTTATTTCAGCAAGCATCGGAGAATCAAAGTCCTCCGCCTTAAACGTATAATACCTTTGCCCCGTAAAGGGAACATACATGATTTGCAATTTATCCAGCGCCACAAAGGCGAACACATCTATGTTCTCGTAGCCCTTGCGTGTGCGTGAACAATCGAAACGGTAGCGGTCATACCGCTTGGCATAGGCTGGCTCGCCAGACAGCTTATTCAGCAAGCGCGAGTTGGCCTTGACTTGTATCCTGACCGTCTGCGGGGTAAAGGCGATCAGGTCGAACTCCATGTTCTGCGAGGTGAGCGAACATTCAATCTGTCGGCGCCACAGATCGTGAGCCACAAAATGCTCGGCTGCGGCGCCAACAAAATTGAACTCATCGCTCATTTGCAGCCCCGCATACCACCGCCTCGCTGGTCGATCACAACGTCACCGCGAGAAATCAGGTTCACGGTATCTGGCATGGCAATATATACCGCCGCAAAGACCGCACCGGCCATGATTAGCACAGAAAAAAATTCCCTCATTTTTTCACCTCCTGTCTCTTGCCCCCGCGCCCCCATCGCCAGTCTTGCTCGTTGTCATAATGACGGCTGTTGTCACATAACGTGATCTTACCGCCGTCGTCGAGGAATTGTTTTGTCAGAACCTCGATCTCGCGGCGCAGCGTTGACTTTGGGCGCGGGTTCTTCTCGTGGACACGCTTGTTAAAATAACCATCAATGTTACGCACTGTCACCTCTCTGCACCCACGCGCACCACGCACAAGCGTCAACGGCCTC